AATTGGAGTCATGCTTTTGCTATAGTTGACTTCTACAAAAAGGGACTGTTTACAGTTCACATAGTACAAATAATAAACGGTAAGACTTCATTATGGGGTGAATTAATTGAGGGTTAATGGAAACATTCGTAGAAATAATAGAGCGGGTCGGTGTGCCGGTAGCTATGTGTATGGCTTTCGGATTCTTCATATGGAAGCAGAATCAGTTCATACAGACAGAACTTCAAAAAGAGATGAGGGAGTCATTTGCTAGGTTAGAAGGGATTATAATTGGATTGATAAACGCTTTAAAAAAACACACTATAGATATAAAAGAATTGAAAGCGAGCTATACAGCTCTCGTCAATATAGTACAAAAACTATTTAAAAAATAAAAAGGAGATTAAAAAATGGATTGGATTGCAGCTAACTGGGAATATATGCTAATAGGTATACTTTGTATAGATAAGGCAGTGGCATTAAGCCCTACAGAATGGGATGATCTAATTTGGACTTCAGTAAAGAAAGCAATTTATAAAGCAGTGGGGAAATAATATGTTAAAGATAATAATAAGTAAATTAGTAAAGAAACATGGTCTTAAAGGACTATTGTTTAAGATTGGTGATTTGGCTGTAAAGATCACTAAATCTAAGGAAGATGACAAAGCTTGGGCTAAAGCTAAAAAGTTCTTGGAAGAGCTTTAATGTCATATAGTTGTACAATAGATTATAATTGGGAGAGGGACTACACTACTCCTCCTTGGTTCTCTCGGCTCACATGTTCTGGCGATATGTTGACTGTTGTGTATACCTCTCCCGATAATTTGGAGGAAGATGCCTAAGCAGTTTTATAAGATAGTCCAGTTTCATGGAGGATTGAATAGTAGTTCAGATGCTAGAGATATAGCTGAGAATGAGCTATCTGAAGCTACTGATATAATGGTGGATGAATTGGGTAAGATTAGGCTGATTAATCCTGGTTATGGCTTGTTTCAGTTCAGTCATGATAGGATTGATGGTCATACAGCAGGTTCTGGGGTAGAAACTGGTGCTGATTATATGGTATTCTCTGAGCCTGATACTGCTGGAACAGTAGATATTTATAGTAACGAAGATGATGATTTTCAAAGCCCTATAACTGGAATGGCTAATAATGATTCTGGATTACGAGCAGATGTATTCTATATTGTAGATGGAGTTTTAAGAGTATGTGATGGTAATTTTGCAAATTCTAATACTAATAAGTGGTATGGGTATATTAAAAGAACACATTTTGATGGGCAATCACCTGGTGGATCTGCTGATGATTATGATACGTGGTCTAGCAAGAATCAGATAATATCTGCTCCTACAAGAGGTTTATATAGTAGAACTTTGGATTCAACTGATGCTGGTACAGCAAGTACAACAGTATTCAATGCAACTGACGGAGAAGAATTTGCAGATATGGATACAGAATTAGATAAAGGAGATTATATTGCTGTAAACATTGACAGCAGTCAGGCTAGAATAATTACTTCATGTACAGATGATGATACTATAGTAACAGAACCTCTTAGTGGTATAAATTGGGATGGAGATGAAATGGTTATTGCACCATCTGCAGGCACAGGATTTAATATTGGTTTGGCTGTTCAGAATACTGCTGGATCTGGCTGGACTCATGGGAACTATGAAATTGGGACAACCTTTATTTATGATGGGAATCAAGAATCATTAATTTTTAATAATGTTGGTACTAGTGATGTAGCAATAACTATTACTGATGCGGTTCTCCTAAGTGTAGTAGCAACATCTCCATATGATCCAAGAATTACTGGAGGTCGTGTTTATTTTAGAGAGTATGGATCAACAAAATCTTGGTATTTGCTTGCAGAAATAAGTATGAAAGAAGGTGTTAAAGGGGGGCATGATGGTGTTTATACTCCTTGGTATATTAATGGGCCTGAGGCCTCTTATGATTTAACTGCTGTTGGATCAGGAGATGCGGGTACTAATGTTTATTTAGCTAATTCTAATGGCGTGCATTCTGCGCTGTGGATATATAGCCCTCCATCTGTTGAAACATATGAGACGATTAATGGATGGGCTCAAGACGAATATACCCTAGAAGCTAGGTATAAAACAGCAGTAGTTGCTAATAGAATTGTTTATATAGGTAATATTAAAACAAAAGATAAAGATGGAGAGGATATAATAAAGGGTGATGCTATAATTAAGTCACCTGTCAATAAATTTGATACATTTCCTTCAAGTAGAGTGCTTGAAACTAGTATTAGAGATGGGGATTCAATAGTTAAGTTGGAAGTTTATGCAGATAGGCTTTTAATTTTTAAGAAGAATAAATTAGAGCTTTTAAATATCTCTCAAGAAATAGAGTTCTTAGAAGATACGTTTATGTATAAGGGAGTATCCCATCCTGCTGCTACTTGTAAGACTGATTTTGGTATAGCATGGGTTAATAAGCAAGGATGCTATCTATACGATGGACAGAAAGTAAATAACCTACTTGAGAAGCAGGGTAGGCAGATAATAAAAGAAAGTGATTGGGCTACATTTACTACTAATGAACCTATGATTGGCTATATTCCCAAGAAAAGACAACTTCTTGTTGTAGATGATAATAGTACTACTGGTACTGGTAAGACATTTTTATATGATTTGGTAACACAATCTTGGGTTAAGGGAGCTGATGCTACTATTACAAGCCAAGCTTTAACAAATTTTGTTACAGATTGGAATGGTGATTTAGTATATGCACATACTAGCGATACAGGTACATTTGTTAAGTGGGATAATGCATCTGTATCTAATACAGCTGTAGATATAAAAACTAAAGACATAGATTTTGGACAGCCAGCATTAACTAAGAGGATATATAAATTCTATGTTACACACAGGGGTAGTGCTAGCAATATACAATTATCTTATGCTAAGGATGGAGATCAAGATACATATACTGAAGCTGGTTCTGAGTTACCAGTAACTTCTGCTGTAACTGATTGGGTTACTACAGCAATTACGCCTACTACGTTTAGTTGTAATTCAGTACGTTTAAGGCTATTTAGCGATGGAACTACACCAGCTAATTTTGAAATTAATGATATAACTATAGTTTATAGATTAAAAGGTGTTAGATAATGACAAGACAGGAAAGAATAGCTTTACATAAGAAGCAAGAGAGATTGCAAGTAAAGTCTGGAATACCTACGGTTCATGATTTAAATGAGGGTGTTCCAGTATTAAGATCTACGGCTGAAGGTGTGGTAGAGTATGTACGCTATAACGATGTGTTGTATAAAAAAGTATTTGAAAGTGGTGGAATTACTGCAAATAGCGCTACATTTACTGATGATGTTACTCTTCTTCAGGGCAAAAAAATAATATTTGATAGTGCGGATACTTATATATATGCAAATACAGATAACCCAGAAGATTTAGTTATTGGTGCAGATGCTGATATTATATTAGAGCCAGATGGCAATGTAGGTATAGGGACTTCTACACCAAGTGCTCAATTGCATATAGTTGGAAGTGATGTAACCGATCAGGTTATCATTGAGAATAGTGATAATGATGCTGCTTCTGCTCCTGATTTAGTTCTTTATAGAAATAGTTCTTCTGTTGGTTCTACTGATTTAGTAGGAACTATCTATTTTCGTGGTAGAAATGAGGGTAACAGTGACGATATTGAGTATGCTTCAATACATACGAGAATATATGACGAAACTCTTGGCACAGAAGATAGTGAACTCTCTTTTAATGTAATGGATGGTGGAATCGATAAACAGACCCTGGCTCTAAGGTCGGGCAATGTCGGTATTGGGACTGGTGCACCAGCTCATAAGATAGATGTTGTTGGTACTGCTGGATTAAGTACTGGTACTGCTTGGACAAATACTTCAGATGAACGCATAAAAGAAAATATTCAACCTATTTCTGGAGGTATTGATAAGATAAAAGCACTAAGACCAGTATCTTTTAATTATACTGATGAATATTTAAAGTATCATCCAGAGATATCTAAGGACAGATCATATAACTCTTTTATAGCACAAGAATATGAGCAGGTATTTCCAGATGCTGTCACTTCAGATGGCAAGCTGGAAGATAATGATTCTGTCATTTATAGTGACCTAAAACAATTCAATCCACATGATTTATTTATGTATTTGGTAAAAGCAGTACAAGAATTATCAGCTAAGGTAACAGCCTTAGAAAACGCAGTCAGATGATATTAAACAGGCATATGCAATTTTAGATGAAAATAACAACTAAAGGATAAGATTATGGGATATGGTAGAGCATTATTAATGAAAGATGTTAGAGAAGAGGAAGCATCTCTTCAGAAAAAGGCTAAAAAGAAAAGTCTTTGGGGTTCTATTGGCAGAACTATTGGTGGTTTAGGAGTAATGGCTTTAACTGGTGGTGCTGTAAATCCAGTAACACTTGGTCTTCTTACTGGAGGTGCTAGCTTTCTAGGCGGAGCTGCTGGAGCTAAATTATCTGGAACTGGAGATCTAAGTAAACAAGGTAAATTCTTCAAGTCAGATAGAGAAGATATACAAAAAGAATTAGGTGCATTTGGTACTACAAATCTAACGGAATCTCTTAAATCTGGACTTATTGCTGGATTTGGACAGGCCGCTAAACTCCAAAAGGCTAAACTTCTTGATAAACCTATTGTTGCGGCTCCTACAACCAAACAGGGATTGCTTAAATCAATGGATTTTGAAGGGAGTCTTGTAGGTAAAAGTTTAGAAAAAGAAACGGCTGCTAGGCATGCAAGCAAAATAGCAGAAGCAGATAAATTATTTGGTGGCGATAGAACTGCTGCTATGAAAGATTTTCAGTTTGGTAAGGGAGATGTGACAGCATTTGATTATGATCAAATGGTTGGAGACAGTGCTGATGTATCTATTGATCAAGGATTGATTGGCCCCACTGAAGCATCTATACCGTTTGATAGAAGTCGTATGTTAAAGACGCAAGCTGCGGCTAGATTCCAGGGTACTCGTGGTACCCCAATAGGAACATCGGGCTCTGGTGCAGATTTTACAAAAACAAGTGCATGGGAAGGTGTAGGTGAAAGTTTTCCAGTAACCTCTCCAGATTTCATTCGTAGTGATGCATCAAGGGTTGCAAGTGCTTCAGAGTATAGTGCAGGTAAGAGTGCTCTTTTCGATACAGAGCGACATAAAAGTATGCAAGATATGATAAGTTGGCAGAAACGATTAAGATTGGAGTAAGATATGGCTGGATATAGCAAAGGTATAGTAGATACACGTAAACTCAACAAGAATAATAAAGCCAAGTTAGGTCGTGGTGGCGATACTAAAATACGTGAAGTAGATAATAGGGAATCTCATGTTAATGCTTTAGAAGCCTATCTTATTGATGTTAATGGTAAGGCAGGGGAAGAGTATGCTAAAAGAGTTGGTGCTGGTACTACTAATCCTCTTACTGGAATGCCTGAGTATCATACTGGAGGTGCTGAAGGAGATCATGAAGGTGCAAATCACCAAACACATGTTATGGTAACTAAGACTGATGATGACGGCAATACATATCAAGAGGCTGATTATACTCAACCACTATATTCTATGGGGGATATTCAAAGTAGTACAGATCTGCAAGGATCTATTTGGGAACAAACTAATCCTTATGAAGGCCAAATGCCAGATTATTCTACTCTTTCAGGAATGACTGATATGGAAAAAACGCAACATCTAACTGAATTTGATCTTGGAGCTGATGATGTAAAATATTTTCAAGATATCTTTACTGATAAACCTTTTGACTTTCTTCAACAGCAACAAGGTCTTACTACTAGAGGATTAAAAAGTGCTTATGGTACTGCTATGGGTGAATTGGGTAGAACTGCAGAGAGGGGACTTAGGGAGGCTGGAAAAGGTAGAGATACAGCAATTTCAAAATCAGGTTTGGCTACTAGCGGAACTATAACTCAAGCATATGAAACACAAAAAAAAGATTTATTTCAAGATTATGCAGCAGGTAGAGGAGCTGCATTAGATACATTGACTTTAGGTAAAGATACAGCAGCTCTAGACCTTTCAAAAGGTATATATACTGAGCAACAAAAACAGCTTGGTGAGTATTGGGAGATGATTGGACTGCGTCAAGCAGTATAGTTTGGGTAAATTAATATTTATAAAAGGAAATATTTATGGCAAATATAACAGTAGAAAGAAGTGCAATAGCAGATTTTTTGGATGATCTTCCAGGTCTGTTGATGCAATATAAGCAGATGGAATGGGCTATGGAAGAGAGAGCTTTAGAGAGGGAAGAACGTAAAGCTGCTGGTACACAGCAAATACTTCTCAAGGAATATTACGATAAAAAGGCTGAAGTAAGAACAACCGAAAAGGTATTTGATAAATATGATAATCTAAAGCCTTCAGATGTATCTTCAAGTGGTGGTGGTGCTGAACTTATTTCTATTGTAGATAACCAAAATAATATAGATATGGATGCTATTACTCAAAATCTAAATACTCTAAGCACTTATCAATCTGGTCTAGAGTCTAGCCTTGGTGAATTAAGAGGTCAAGCTCAAATTTTACAAGAAATGCAGTTAGATTATGCAGGGCCTGAAGGAGTATTAGAACAGGATGAATATGAAGAATTTAGAAAGCATGCTTTAACAGCAATGGATGAAGGTGGTCTTGGATGGACTACTACAGCAGGTGCAGATGTTGAATTTTATAAAAAAGATCCTACTACAAGACAGCTTGAAGCCATGAAGATTTCTGAACATATGCAGAAGGAAGCAAAGGTTGGAGCTACAACGCATTATGCTATATTGCAAGCAGTATTTACTCCGGGTGAGGGTGAAGACACTGATGATTTAGTTGATAAACTTACCTATGTAGATGCATCTGGTAATGAGATAGAGCCATCTAAAGAAATTATAGGTGCTATACAAAACATGGCTGGACAGAGTGGAAGCTATGATGATTTCTTAACTAATCTAGCTGCTTATGAGTTAGATCCAGCATTAGGTGGTGGTCAAATTAGAAGGGAATTGCTTGCTAATCCTAACACACAACAATTATTTAATAATCTACAGAGGCATGCTAAGGCAATTTCAACTTTAGATAATGAGCTTGCTGGTATTAATGAACCAGATCAAGCTACAGATATTGATAATTTTGTCTCCAGTATTTCAGAAGTAACTAATAAAGAAGCCCTCTTTGGTCTCTATGATCAGGCTATATCTGGTAAGGATCCATCATTGCATGAGCCATTCTTCAATGCAATAGAAGCACAGCTTGGAGGTATTGATGCCTATCCAGAATATAAAGCTTATAAAGGTCTTGGTGGAGGAGATCCTGAAGAAGATAAAGATGTCGGTAGCTTAATACCATCACAAAAAGAATTAGCTTTACAATCATTAGCAAGCCTTAATCAGCAGATAGGTGCAGACTCTACTTATATGGCAGAGTATGATGCTATAACAGATTCCTTAGAGGAAGTACAAGATTATAGTTATGATAGATTTTTAGAACTTGCAAAGTTAGATCCGGATAATGTAGATCCTTACCTACTACCAAGCCGTGCTAGACTTGTTTGGTGGGGAATGGCTAGTCCTTCAAATGATATAGAGGAAGAGATTGCCAGACTCGGTGGTGACTATAGAAGTGCATCAGGACAGCAAATGCGAAATCCATTTCCAGATCCAGTAGAGGATAGATTAGAAAACAATAGAGCCAAGAGAATAGAAATGGAGAGAACACTACAATTATTAGAGGGGAATGATTAATGCCTTTACCCAAGGAATATTTTGACATATTAAAATCAGGAGATAAACCGCTAACAGCTCCTGCACAAACTTCTGGAATTTCATATCCAGATCTAACTCCAGATACTCAAATGGATCAAGGTAGTGCATGGGATTCCCTTGGGGATTTTGTGTGGCAATTTGGTGCTGGTGGTGTATCAGGACTTACTTGGGGTACTTCTGAATTAGCAGCTCCATCTAAACCTTGGGAAGAGATGAGTACAGCTGAAAGATCGGGTTGGATATTAGGTGAAGGTGCTTCATTGTTTGCACCTTGGGGCCCATTTGGAATGCTGGGTAAAGCTTCTAAATTAGCTGCTAAGGGTGCTAATAAGTTTGTTGGTAAGGCAGCACAGGAAGCTACAGAAACGGGCATAGCAAGGCTAACTGGTAAACAAGCCACAGCTGTAGCTGCAGCTCAGGCAAAGGGCGTTAAGTTCACAGATGATATAGTTGAAGGATTAAATAAGGTAGCCAAAGATGACTTAGGTGTTAGCTGGATTAAAGATTTAGGTGCTACTGGTACTGCAGCTCTAAATGCTAGTGATAATTTAGCATCTAGTGGCACACGGGCTGTAATGAAATCCTTTAAAGATGCTGGTATAGATATAGCAGAGCGTGATGCTAGAAGAATAGCAGGTGAATTTGTTGAACAAATTAAAGATGGTGCTTATGTAAATGATGTAGCTGAATGGGTTACTCGTGGTTTAGTTAATAATAGATTAATTCCTTTTAAGGCTGGTGGCTTTCTATCTAAATATCTAGGCATGGCAGCACAAGATCTGATGATGATGGGTACTCATGGGTTAATATCTGGTAAGATTAAGGCTATTGCTAATGGTGAAGACTTTGATGCTAGTGGAGCTTTAAGCCATGCAGGTATGATGTCACTTGGTTTCCCACTTATTAGAATGATACCATTTGGTGGTGTAGCCAATGTATCTACTGGTGTTAAGGCTTATATGAGTAGGTTTAAGAATACTAACTATAAAGCCATTGAAGAAACACATGGTCAAGATGTAGTTAAGAATATGCTTAGACTTATGGTACGTGGATCTAAGAAAGATTTATTGAGCAGGAGTAAGTTAGGTGATGCTCATTGGAAAGCAGGTGGTAAAGTATATAAAAGTGCCGAAGAAATAGAGAGGGCTTTACCTAAAATGAAGATGGCTGATGTTCATACTCTACTTAATAAGATGAACAAGACTGTTAATCAAGAGCTCTTAAAGAAATGGGGCCCCGGATTTCTAGAAGATCTAGGTAAATCTATACCAAGAATGGGTGTAGGTGTTCTTGCTATGAATCCTTGGGTACTTGATAAGGATGCTTGGGGTTCTATGGAAGGCCCTGAACTGGCATCACATATGTTTATGTCTGCTGTAATGACTAAGGGTAGAGGTGCTTGGGGTCACAAACAACAGCGTGCATACTTTGCAGACTTTACTCCTTACCATGAAGCTTTACATTTGCTTGGCGTAGATACTAAGAATGTAGAAAATGTTCTTAGATTTCATGATGGTAAAGCAGTCTATGAAGGTATGGGTCTTGCTCTTGGTACACATGAAGTGGGTCAGGAGATCGTAAATATATTTGATACAGCTTTAAAGGATGCAGAATCCAGACCATCCGGTAGGGATTTTAGCAATCCCGATCACAGTTTGGCTATGGATCTTGGTAATTTATATAATGTAATAAAGAATCAAGCTGATCCAAATTTCAAACCTATCAAAGTAGAAAATCTTGATGCTAAAACTCTAAACAATCTAGCTCATAAATTGAAAGGTATCAAGTTTGAAGATGGTACTACAGTTGATGAGATAGGATATGAAGGTGCTTTAGTTAAGCTTACTGTTGAGCCTGCAAAGCGTGGGCTTGAGATATATAAGCAGATGATGTCTGCTCTTGGTAGTGAACTTGGTTATGGTGTTTCTGTAACTGAAGATGGTAGAGTTACTGGCAGTCATATATTGTCTAATAAAGAAGGAAAGAATATTGATGATGCTAATACCTATAATAGAGTACTGGATGCTTTAAGGGATATTAATGAAGCTAGTGTTAAGACTGGTATAGATGGTGAGTCTGAAATTATAAATTATGAAAAGATTGTTAAGAAGAGTGGCTTATCTGAAGAAGAGTTTAATATAAGAACTCGTGAAATTATTGATGAGCATATGGATGTGCTTGGTAGAGAGTATGGTGATAAGAATATCTATAGAGATCCTGTTAATGAAAATCCAATGTTTGATTTCTTCAAACAAGCTAAGAATGTTGAAGCTGCTGAGAGAGTATATAATATATCTCAAGGAAAGTTTCCATCTGGAGATCCAGCAGCAGATCATATTCTTACAGAGAATCTAGATACATTATTTAAATTAAGTGATGGTAGGTATGCTAATTCTATAGATTCATATAAAAATCTTGTCAAAGGATTGGTTAAAGATCCTCAGACTGACAAAGAGAAGGCTGCTAACGAAAAGATAATAGAAAATATTGAGGATCTTCGTCAATTATTTGATCTTAGAAAGAATGCATTGGGTGGTGCTTCTAGAAAAGATGCTGGTGAAAAGGGCACAATAGATGCTGAAGGATTATCTATAGTACAAAGAAAATGGAATGATATATTTAAAAGCCTCCCTGTTGAATGGAAACAGAACTGGTCTACTCATACTAAGAAATTATATATAGAAAGAATGTACAAAGGACGTGGCTTTGATAGAAGGGCTATAAATCTTATTAGCTTTATGTCTGATCATGGCTTGGTACTGCCGGGTGAAGATGGCTCTATTAATATGCCGTCTAAAGAGGCTGTGCTGCAAGAACTGAAGGGTAAAGTTTCTCCCAAACAGTTAGCTGAATATGAAAGAGCATTAAGTACTATTAGACAGGTACTTGGTGATGATGTTGTTAAGGAAATTGATTGGGCTTTTACTGAGAGTGGCAGGAGACAGCTTGAAGAAGTAGATATGAGTAATTATCTCAAAGCTGCAAAGCTGCTTGGTAACGAGATGTATGCAGATATGCTTGTTAATACTCAGGCAGTTCTTCAGGAGATTAGTGCTAAGTCTAGGGGTATGAGGCAGAGAATACATGAATTACATGATGAAGTTACAACCCTTCTTGAGACATTAGATCCAGCTAGTAATAAAGCTCCTGTTAAAGATCCTATTGGAGAGATACATGCTTTAAAAGATAAGCTTATGTCCTTAGAAGAAGTAGCTAGAACAAAGGAAAGTAAAGACGATCTTGGTCAGGCTATCATCCAGCTACATACCTTGATTGATTCTATTGATCCTAAGACACGTAAGTTCAATGTAGGTAAGAAAAGGATTCTTACAGAAGAAGAGCAGTTATCTGGTGATGAGTACGGGATACATGATGCTTTAACCCGTCCACTTCAAACTACCTTATCTAAATTATATGCTAGAGAACATGAGTCCGTTGATAAATTAAGAGAGCTTGTTGTCAAACTGGAGAATCTTTCTTCTACTGGTAAGGCTGGGCTTGGTCTTGATAAGTCTCATACTATGAGAATTATAGAAGATATGTCAAGAGAATGGTATGAAACTTACAGGGGAGAAAAGGGTAAAGGTGTTAAGGTTTTATCCGAACTTATTACAGAAATAAACCAGAAGGGTTTCTTTGGTGATGCTATTAAATTATTAGAAGGTATTAATGAGCGTGTTAATCGTGAGGTTATTCTTAATAATGAACATCACCCCCTTAATGAAGATGGTGTCCGCATGGCTGAAGCCCTTGAAGCTGGATATAAAACACATGAGCATCATCGTAGTCCAATAGAAATAGCAAAAGATTATGGTCTTGTCGATAAGGATGGTAAGATAGATGAAAGCTTTAAGATTGCTGTAGCCCAGAATCCATATAAAGCGTTAGTTGAGAATGTACGTGAGAAGATATTCGCTCAAGACAAAAAATCCTTAGCTCAGAAGCAGGCTGAGTGGAGGAAGTTTAGAGAGAAGGATGCTGTTGAGCTCTTAACAAATATTCTAAATTCTAAACCTATTAATAAAGTAAAGATACTTGGTATCACAAGAGATGGCAAGAAACGTGGTATCCTTGAGTTTAATAATAATGCTCCACACATACAACATCCCAATACTCAGTATTTTAATGATAAGGGATATAAAGTTCATTGGATAGATGATACAATGAGCTATGATCTTGGTGATGGCAAGCTTAGAAATGCAAGTATTAGTGATGGCTTTACTGTAGATCAGATCCAGAAATTCTTGAATGAAGCTTTACATACTGATAAGATTACTCAAGATATGCTTGATGGCTTTAAGTCTATAGATCCCGGCCTAAGTGAGAAAGATATAAGAAAAATCCTTGCAAATCCTACTGATTATGTATTCTATCTACGCTTATCTCCTATGGATAAGATGATGTTTATAGGTACTGATAAGAATCTTAAACTTATGGATACAGAGTTTGAAGCTTGGTATGACAATGCTTTAAATAGATATTCTGGTAAAGAGCGTGACATTTTCAAAGGAATGTTTGAACATCTAAAGACTGCTTCTAATAGTTCACGCCATATGGTTGAACTGAAAATGCTCTTACCTTACATTGAACATGCTGGTAAGAGGAGTGCTCTCGATCAAATGATTGCTGAGTATGCTGGAGATGCTAGACCTCAAACTCTTGCCAAGATACAGGCTAACATGTATAAACGTGGCTTCCTATCTGATGGCGGTACTACTCAGCCAATGAGACCTGAAGTATTGAATTGGATGAAGAGTCATCATCCTAATAAAGAAGTTAGAGATATAGCTGATGAAGCTTTACAGAATGGTGGCTTTGTTGCAGGTGTGCTTGGTGATGCTGCAGCGGAAGGGGACAAATCTCATCCATTAAACATAGAAAATATAGAGATGGGACAGCTACAAATTATAGGCAATCAAGCATCTGGCTTAGTTAAAGAAATAGCTCAAGCACAACAGAGATCTTTAGATGGCATGCCTAGTCTTATGGCTTCTCTACTTGATGGTGGCAAGTTTGCATCTGAAAGAGTAATGAAACTTGTTATGGCTCAGAAAGGTATGCTTGATACGGACTTTACTAATAGCCCTAACGGAGCTAAGACAATTATATTTGCTGTAGGTGATAATCAAATGCTTGGTAAAGGCTATATGATATATCATCCAGAGATAGCAGCACACATGCCTGATGGTGTAGACATATTACTTGGAGAAACAGCTGCTAAAACTTATGATGGTACAGCTATGAATGGCTCTAAGCTTTCAGCTTATGATATGTCTGGAGCTGGTACCGCATGGCAGAGTTCAATAAAAAATCTTGGCAATGGCAATAGAATGTTAATGCCTATTGAGAGTCTTGGGATATCATTCACATCTAAGAATGAAAGTGGCGTAGCTATATCTCCTTCTATCTTTGACTTTCAGTCTCCAGTAGCAATAGATAAAGCTATTGCATGGATGGGATTTGAAGCTAAATTGAAACAAATTGGCGTACAATGGAATACAGTTCATAAAGATGGTGCAAAACTAGCTGAATGGCTGTATGAAATAGGACAATCTGAGGGTAACCCGCTGGATAAGGGCGATACTGGCCTCTCTAAGCTACTTTTTGAGTACGGGGCTATGCCTAACAACCCTTTGGTACAAAAGGCCCTTAGAAGGCTATTACGGAGCTCAAACTACAAACACTTAGGTAAGGTACCCAATCAACAGGGTGGTGAAGACAACTTTATCGTACCTAATATTGATGGCAAATTGTCAGTACCTTTATATGCAGAATTACATGCAACAGGATATAGGTTTGATCCAGCAGCAACTAAACAGATACGTACAACTGGAGCGCAGATAGATAGAGCCACTGTAAATTATGGCGGTATAGGTCTTAATAAACATACTGCTGGAAGACAGCTGGGGAATGGTATTGGATCTAATCTTGAGGGTGAGAGATTTATATTTAGAGATGGTAATGGTGTAGATGTAGTGATTGGTATAGAAAATGGTAAGTTTAAATTCCATAGCACATTTTATGATAGGGTTGGTGAAGATGTATTGTATAAAGGTACAGATGCTGGAGGTATAGATGCTTTCCGTGATGCTAATCTTTCAATGGAATCTACTAGCAGAGTAAAAGCTGAAGCTCAACTTAAAGACCTTATGACTAAAGTAAAACGACATGATCTTAATTATTTTGATGTGTTTAGATTATTAAATGGTCAAACTATAACTAAAGAGAAGAATGGAATTAGTACTACATTTGATATACCTGTAGACGCTTCTCTTAAAATGCAGTTTGGACTTATGTCCCATGCTGTACCAGTTGTTGGACATGATAAGGTTATATTCCGTGTAGAAAAAATATTAAATAATATGGAAGGACTTACTGAGGTTAATGTGCATGATCTTCGTACTGTAATGCAGAGAGATAATGATGGAGATCATTTATTCCAACATACTAAATTACCTTGGGAAGTATTTGAAGCATTTGCTAAAGAGAATGGTCGCAAGGATGACTTTAGAATGTTTGATAGGGGTGAAGTTCTCAACTCAGACTACATAAATATCTTTGGTATTGGTAATAATGGTAAGGCAGGAGAAAAGGGAGAGCAAGTAGGTTTTCATAGCTATGCTTCTAAATTACATCAAGCACAGAAGATGGTAGGTCAGGTGATAGGGTCAAGAAATTCTATCTCTTGGCTGAATAGATTAGGTATTAATATGGATGGGAATCCTCTTCTTAAGGATATGTTATCTCGTAACAAAATGAGTTCAGATGAATGGAAGACTATGGATAAGTTTTATGATACTATTCAGAATGCTTTAGATATTCATGGAGGTATTCATGAAGCTATACAAAGTCAACAGAAGTTAAGAGATTTCTTATTCTTTGGTCATAGTGAAAAGTTTGCAGAGTCTACTGGTGATCCAGTATTTGATAAGCACAATCAAAAGGGACTTGGATTCTTTAACGATCCTGCTTTTGGCAAGACAAGATTACAGAAGGAAATGTTCTATGAGATACTCAGGACTCTTAAGAAATCTAATATGATACAGAATGATACTTGGGATGAAAAAGGTAGTCGTTCTCCTGAACCATTTGAAATTAAGAATGCTTATTATGATATGAGAGCTTTCTTTACTAATCCCAATGCTTATTTAGCTAAGAAGTTAGCTGGGAAAATAGGTCGCATGAGTGATCATGATGGTGGACGCTCAAAGTTAATTGCTGAATATGCACAGATGTTTTACGGTGAAACAATGGATATAAAGAATAGGGCTAAAAGAAAAGAACTTTATTTTGATATATTAAAAGGTAATCATGACAGTATAATGAAACAAATATTTAGTTTTGACAATATTCCAGCTGATAATCCTGAAGCAGCATTTGATATGTCTATAGGTGGGCATGTAATGAAAGGATTGCTCAGAACTAATGGTTTCTGGGATGCTAATTATGGTGGACTGGAGAATGGAAACATGGAGATGTATAATAAAGCAGGGTTCTTTGTTAAAAGTATTGAAAGTTTTGTAGAGACAGCTCGTATGTTTGGTGATGATCCGGTGATAGCAGCACATAATTTAGAGAAGGCAGGCAATGCTATGTCAATTGTGTCATTTGATTCTCAACCTGTATCTTCTGCTATACGAAATGGTTTAAATAATGGCATACTTAGAGAGTTAATACAAAGACAGCACAGAAATGTGATGGGAACTCTTGAATATTTTAGAGCAGAACGGTTTGCTAATCCTGATAAGGTGGAGAAATTACAGAGAAGGCTCGGTAATTTACAGGCTGCTATGGATATAATGGACAATCAGATAGCTAAAGATATGGTTATTGATCGTCCCGATTCTCGGATTGTTTCCCCTAAAAAGAAAGGTAAGATGCCTTTCAATCACCTTAAGAAAGGTCAGAAGGTTGCTGTCTATCGTGTTAGAGGTGATGTTAAAGTTATTAATAAAGATGAGAAGCCTACTCTTTATAACCATAGGATAGATGGAGAGAAGCGTTTAGATTATGGACAGCTTGAGTTTGTAGGTAACTTTGATATGAATAGTAAACCTATCATTACACGAGCTGGCTACTCATATATAATAGACTCCAAACCTAAGCAGCGTATCTCCCAGAGTAGTAATGAAAATAGGTATTCTACAGCTTTATTTAAAGCTACCTATGGTAATGATGTCAAGCCAGAAAGATTTATAAAGACAGAAAACGTATCTGATTTTAGAGATGATGTACGTAGACTGAGAGCATCTATCAGCATGGATTATATTAAAACAGTACAAGATGCTATGTCTAATCGTGTTCTAAGTGAGGGACTTTATGCCTTGGAGCAAGCCAAAGAAGCTAGAGCTATAGCTGAATTTGTAGAGCGGTGGAAAGATAATGTTGTTGAAAGTCAGGATCCTATGAATATGTTACTCAGATATTTATTACAACCACAAGTTACACCATCATCATACTATAAAGATGCTCCTCAAGGTCATGAGATGCCTGCTTATAAAACTAATGAACATTTATATAAAACACTCCTACAATGGGCAGAGAATAATGGACATCATGCTTTTGTTAAACAATTAGTAAAAGATGTTGAGCATTATGCTGCCGGTAAAGATACAGAAGTAGATATTAGTAGCTATGATAGGAGCACTATGGATAGATTTGACTACTCGCAGCTAGGTAATATGGCTAATCCTGTTAGGTCTTTAGCTAAACATCTTAATTTATTCTTTGCTTCACCAACACTGGATGCTAAGTTGGATGGTATTATACCCAGATCAAGGGGAGAAGTGAAGACAGTTATAGATAAGGATGGAAATAAGGTACCGATACGTAGGACACCTAAGAAGGGAGAGTTCTGGAAGATCCAGACTGATCAGACAGGTGAACCTTGCTAAATGAAAGTTAACGAAAAAGTTATGCTATATATACAAAGTTTTCAAATTGAAAATGAAAAGTCGCCCCATCCAGCGTATCAAATTTTGAAACCTAAAGGAGTTTAAATGGGACTATGTAATCCAACCAATAAGGATAAAGAAGGACGTATGAAGGCTATGAGCGACATGTATGATTACTGGATTGCCAAGAAAAATATAGTAGATAGGTTTAGCTCTAAAGCTATTGATGGTAAGCGAAATTATGATGCTGAATCTTCTGTTCACAATCTTAAATGGCTTATAGAACAACGTTTAGAAAAGCCTTGGGATGCTGATAGCCCTCTAACTGAAGGAGATTATAGGCGTATTAAGGTAGAAATTGATTCTTTTGACAATGCTTTAGGTGGAAAATTCAGCAATTTAGCCTTTATAGTACCTGAAGGTATATCTAAACAGGATCCTACTTCAAGGAAATTCTATCTACAATTAAATGATATTCTTAATTATGAACGTGTCCAGATTAACAAAGTTCTCACATCTAATGGCTTTATTGCTAATCATATGCTTGATGCGTATATATCTATACATGGTGGTAAGAAGGACTTAGCTACTAAAAAACTTAGGGAACTAAGAAAAGAAATGGCTGATGCAGATCCCAATGAGCATGTACAGGCTGAATTTGTTGGAAAGATAGAAAGTTTTGTTGCTGGTGATGAAGGACGAACTATCAGAGAGTTTATTGAGCTTACTCAGATGGATAACGATACTTTCAAGGAAGCACGTAAGCCTAGCTATAGAAATGAAGCTGGAGATTTAGTAGATTATAATTCTCATGTATATAAAGCTGTAGAGAAAGCAAGAGCTAATTTAGGTGATATGAGTAAGGTTTTTACTAATGGTCTTAGAGGATTACAGCAAATTATTGCATTAAAGTATACAAATAGTACAAATATTAAAGAAGCAAGAGCTGGTAGTAATGAAGCAAGAAGGATGATTGACA